CTTGCATTCATTGATGCTAAAGAAAATGTACCAAATGCTACTATGTCTACTTCATCTCCATTTGCCAAAGCATTTGCAAAAGTAACTGTATCTCCTGACGTAACAGTTATATCAGCTGGTGACATACGTACACCATTTACATATACATCTACAAAACCAGCATCATAAGCCAAAGCATTGCCATTAGCATCATTACCAGTAACACTTGTTGGTGTGCCTGATATATCATAATGGAATCTATTAGATGTACCGTTAACAGATGATCCAGCATTTTGAAAACCACTAGATCCAAAAACTTTTAATGTATTTGCAGTTGTATCAAAAACTAAATCACCAATATCATTATTAGAACTTGGAACTCCTGATTGCACTCTATATCTTTCAGCAAAACTATTAACACCTGATAGATTAGATGCGACTGTATTTACATTAGCTATTGATCCCCCAACATTATTAACATTGGTTATTGCACCAGCTACAGTGTTTATATTAGTAGCATTACTTACTACAGAATTAATATTAGTTGCATTACTTACTGCTGCATTGATATTACTCGCATTAGATACTGCTGAGTTTATGTTACTTGCATTACTAACAGCTGAATTTATGTTGCTAGAATTATTGGCTACAGATGTTACGTTACTACTAATACCAGCAACTGTTGTAACATTTGCTTTTATACCTTCAACTGCGTTTAGATCACTAATAAAATCTGATGTAGCTAGTAAATCAAGATCTTGGATTATGGCTGTTGTTGCTAAATCATTCAAATCAGATATAAAATCAGCTGTTACAACTGACATATCTGTAACAAAATCACTTGTAACTAAATTCATTTTTGTTACAAAAGTACTGTCAATTAAAGCCATATCAGATGCAAAATCTGATGTTATGAGTGAGGCTTTACCAGCAACAGTATTGATATTAGAAGCATTTGATGCAACAGAATTAACATTTGATATAGATCCAGCAACTGTATTTACGTTACTTATAGAACCAGCTACTGTGTTAATATTTGATGCATTAGATACTGCACTATTTATATTTGATGCATTACCAGCAACACTTGTGACGTTACCAGATATACCAGCTACAGTAGTTACGTCTGATGAAATACCAGCAACTGTAGTTATGTTTGCTGAAATACCAGCTAATGTATTAATGTTAGTAGATTGTGCTGATACTGTTGTAACAGAGCCAATAGATGGGCCAGCTTCTGCTGCTCCTGTTGTTGCATTAAATGCTAGAACATTACCTTTTCTAGCAGCTTTATTTGGTAATGATATTTCGTTAGCATCATCAGATTCTGCCATTGTTAATGCACGAGAATTTTTATTCTCAATTTCTTGCATAATTGCATAAACTTTATCAAGATCTGTATTTAAACTAGATATGTTGAATGGGCCACTTGTCGCAAAGTCACTTGTTCTTGCTACTGCTATATCTCTAAATATAGTTACAGTACTGCTAGTGTAAACAGAACCCAGGGTAATATTACCACCTGAAAATCCATCATCTACAGCTGTACCTGTTACTGCAAAAGTATTAGATCCAGTACCTCTCGTTAAAGTTGTGTCTACACCTGAACTGTTTGTAATAATTACGTTTATGTCATCTAGTGAGAAAAATGGAAAATCTATTGTAAACTGTGTAGAGTTTGCAGTATTACCACCACTTCCTATTGTATGTTGTATTCTAGCATCATTGTCAGCGATTGATATAGTAGCCATTATTTACCTACCTCTTTCATAGCTAATTTATGTGCATTGGTAAAACTCATGCCTTGTTTCATTTTAGTTGACATAAACTTCATGTGCTTTTTTGTATGATGCACACTATGTTTTTTCATTGTGTCTTTTTGTCTTTTAGTCAACTCAGCCATGATACTACCATTACTGTTAATAAATATTTAATCAATTCACATCACTTTCTATCAGCTGCCATAATATTATCCCAGATAGGATCTAAATATGGCAGATTACCTGTAGGTGTTATGAAGCGTAAACTTCTAAGAGTACTATCATCAGCCTCTCCAGTAAGAATATCTGTAGCAACTCCACCAGCAGTTGAAATATTAGAAGCTGCTGGGCCGAAGATTGCACCCATCTTAGCACCAAATGGTAGATATGATTCGTTTCTACCCATCATAGGTCGTAATCCAAATTTGTAATCTGATATTTTTTCTATAGAATTATTTACATCTGTAAACCAACCTAAGACACCACTTCTATCTACTGCATCTGCAAGTAATTCAGAATAAGATTGCTCTTTATCTATACCATACTGTTTCTTTTTTAATTCATTTACTAATGATGCCATACCAACTAAAAGGAATGCACCTTGCCAGAAAGCTGCATCTCTTTCTTGTAATCCTGATGTAAGCAATCTTACTGTTGCACCCTGACCATAGCCTTTGAACTGAGTGATAAGTGAACCATATTCAGTAGATGTCCACAATGCACGATCACCAGCTCCTGGGGTGATGATTGTCCTTTCTACAGATTGGTTCAATGCATTTCTAAATTTTCTAGCAAGTTTTTGATTTTCCCATAGTGCTGTATTAGGCAACCATTCACCATCAACTTGCTGTCCATGTCGTCTTATAAGCTGTTGCATTTGAAATGCTTCATTACCATCAATGCCATTAGCTAATAATTTTTGTCTATCTAATCTGTTAAGTCTTTGATAATCTTGCATAATTGCACTTGTCATTCTTAATGCAACAATATTACTAGTAAATTCTTTCATAGCTTGATTCCAATAGTTCAAGCCATTTATTAGAAAGAAAACACCTGTGCTTGAGTTCAATGCTCTTTCCATAGCAAATCGACTACCAAATAAATCACCTACATCTGAGAATGCATTTGCTCTTAATCCTAAAGCAGCATCAACTGCTATGCCAGCTTGTTTAGCTTCTCTATCAAGCATTTGCTTTATAATAGATCTATGAGATTTAAACATATGCCTTAGACCATGCTCATAAACATTTTTAAATCCTTCAGTCATTACTGGTCTTATAATATCTGGGATAGATGAAATAGCTGCACCACCCATACCTACAAGGACATTAAATGATTTCATTTGTCTTACAAATCTACTAGACATATTATGAGGATCTTTAGATGCTCCATAAGTTCCTCTAACTCTATCTCTTAATCCTCTTACATCTCTCAGATCATTAGCTAGTGCTTCTTTCAGCTTTTGTTTTTTTGCAATGGTTGATGCTGATCGTATCAAGGTATCATATTCTTTACCTATATCATCAATTACTTTTGCCATTGATACATCACCAAAAACTCTTGTAAGTTCTATATCTACACCCATAGTTTTAGTGTGATGTCTAATAAGAACCTCTATATCGTTTTCTAGAAAATCTTCTATGAGTTTATCAGGTATCTCAAATGTTCTAGCTTTTGCACCTGTTGCATTTGTAATCCAATCTATTTGTGATGTACCCTCATCAAGATTATAAAATGGTTTACTTTTTGTATAATTAAGAATTATGTTATCTGCATATTCATCAGCACCTTGTCTTGTGATATTTGGGAAATGACCTAATGCCCAATTACTAACTATAGTTTTAAACTGTTCAGCATTTTTTTCTATTTTATCTATTCTAGGAACTCTTGGCACATAACCAAGAGCAGTATTTAATAGAACACCTTCTGATCTTATTTTTTTCAATAAATTTTTGGCTTTTATTAAATCATCAGGAGATGCCTCTCCTTTTGCTATCTTTGCTTCTAAGCCTTTGATTTTTTTAGATAAATCTATTTCAAATAATTTTACTTCTTCAGCATTTTGCTTAATCATATTTAGATGCTTACGATATCCAGCAGCTGCTTGATTAACAAATGGTGTAGCAGAGTCTGTAACTGTATCAGCATCACCATTTCTCATAGCCTTTGTAACTCTTTCACGAAATGCAAACTCAGATAATGTTTGATTTCTTTTTATGAAATCAGATCCTTTCATTGATAGCATTTGCATAGATCTACCAATGTCACCAGCTTTTGCTTCTACACCACGAAAAGCAAGATATGCTTTATCACTTACTCTTATGGAATCCAAAAGAGAACTAAGATAGATTGTTCTAAAATTAGTTTCTACAGATTGACTCTGTGAAATACCTGTAACATCACCACCTTTTACTTTCTTTTGTATCATGCCACCCATATCAACTAGCTGTGATGCAACTTGTCTAGAAAGTAAATTTGCACTTGCAGTCAATCTAGTTACTGGATTCCATTTTAACTTTTCTAATTTTATACCTGTTTCTGCTAACCCCTCACCCTCAAGCATCTCTTTGAGAACTTGGGGGTTTTCTAAGTTAGCAGAAGCTCCAGCACTTCTAAAGATAGTAGACTCACCATCTTTAGCATACTCATATGCTGGATTCATTCCTGATGCTATACGTCTACCAAACAAACCACCAACAGTACCACCTATAAGACCAGCCCCAACTAAAGGCACTAATGTTTGTCCTATTTCCGATCTGCCTTCATTTGTTGATGCTATCAATAATTCCTCAGGTAAATAGATTGCAGTTGTAAAGGCAGCACTACCGACAAACCTTCGGAGAAAACTAGTTTGTGATAATGTTTTGAATGTGCCAATTGGGGCAAGGGTTAATGGCGACATAAGACCACCTAAACCAACTGCAAGTAAGTTACCATTTTCAATAATATCCATATCAGCTAGATCAGCTTCTAATCGTTCAAGTCTTACAGCTGTTTCATGCTCACTTGAACTATTAAGAAATCTATATGAATATCCTTCAGGTATTCTTTCATCTTTAAGTGGATCGTATGATGGATCATCTTGAAATTCTAAGTTTTCAAATAATCTCATAATTGCTTGCCCAGGAGCATATTGCCTCATACCAGCTTTAAATGATTCACCAAATGTATATTCTTCTGGTGCAACTAATGGGCTTCTATAAACATCATTAGCTCTAGCTATCTCAGGAGCCTCCATATTTGCAAACTCAGATAATATACTTTGTTTAATTTTAGTATATTGTGGTGTTTCAATCATCTAATATCAAACCTAATAAGTCTATAAGCATCAAAGAAATTTTCTACTTCTTTCTTACCTTGATCACTTGCAAGATAATTACTAACTGCTTCAAACTTAATACCATTCAAACCAAGGCTTTGTGCTAAATTATTATAACCAGCAAATAAACTAGCAAGGCTTTGAGTGTAGTTTCTATTTGAATCTATAGACTGCATAACTGCTTTAATATTATTTTGGGACATAAAATCAAAATATCCAAAGACAGATCTAACACCACCATTGCTAATCAATTGCTTGGCTTTTGTAAAATCTGATTGCAACTGTGATCCTTCATAATTAAATACATAATCATTGGCAATAGTCACAAATCTATCATCTTTTGTATGAGCAACAACTCTATAAGAGGGATTACCTATTCTGTTATTGTTACTAATATACATAAATCTTCTTTCATCAATAGCATCTTTTAGTTCTGTATCAGTTTCGTCCATTGCAAATGTCTGATTGAATTTATTCATTACATCATTGTCTATAACTTCTCTTGTAACTATAAACCCTAGACCATCAGGTACATTAGATTGTGCAGCTTTAATTATATCTACACCCCTTGTTAGAAAAACATTCCCATCACCATCTTCTTGTAAACTTAAATTACCTGATAAATCAAAAAGGGCTGTTTTCATTGCATTTTCTAAACCTCTTGGTGTTTTTGCAACATTGCCTTGTGATAAAGCAAACTTAACTCTTTTCATTAATTCTGCTTTTATTATTGGTTCTTTAAACATAGCTTCTGCCATATTACTTACACCACTTTTTTGATAAAAGTTTTGCAGTACTCTTGTTGTATATGGGACACCACCGATATCATTACTAAAAAATCTTTCAAACCAATTGTCATCAATTTTATCAGCTAGATTTTCAAATGCATTATTGAATATTTCTTCTTCAGTTTGATTACCACCGTAGAATTTTTGTGAAGGTATTAGATCTGCTAAATTTCTGTTTGCAGATTTTGGTTGGTTTATGTTTCTAAAATAATCAGCATCAGGTGCAAACATAGCTGATTCCATTAAGTTTACATTTATTCCAGACGTATTTTCTCCAGCAATCCACATAAATAAACTATCATTACCTCCTGATTGATCTACAAACCCTCTTTTAATTGACTGATATAATCTTTTAATATTTGTAAAGGCTTCAGGTGTGTTTACACTTTCAATACTTTCAAATAGTGTCTTTGCATAATCAGGAATGTAATTAAAAGCCAATGCTTGATTGGTTACAAATTCAAGGCTTTCTTCACGAATATCTTCGTTATCACTCAGAACATTTATTTCTGCACCTGAAGGCAAAACCTTTGGCATTATCTTTTCTAATTCTTCTTTATGATCTTTTGGTAACTTAACACGATTACTAATGAATGTGCCAACTTGAGATAATAGTCTTGTTTTATTAATGCCTTTCTGCCAGTTTTTAGCGTATGTAGCTACAGCTTTTACCCATTCTTCTTCTGAGTAAGCATTCAGTTGTTTATCAGGCCCAATCAAACCTTTGTTTTTTAATATTGCAATATATGAAGGACTCAAAAGTGTATCAGGATCTACGGCTACTACACCACCACTACCAGTAAACATTTTTTGCATATGAGCTTTGAATTGATCGATAGTTAACTGAGCATTCTCAGCATGAACTTTTTTGATAGTAGATAATATTTTTTGTCTTACATTAGGCTTAACATCTTTATGACCAAGTAATCTAATCAATTCATTCATTTCAACTACTTTAGCTTTGTTTTTTAACGATTCTCTAGTTTCAATATCACCTAATTCATCTATTGCCATTACCATTGGTTCAGCTGGTTTTATAAGACCAAACTCTAAATTTTGTAAACGTGTAGTAATACCATCATTAAAATCATTCACATTCTTTGTATTCGTTGTTTGCTGTGCAGCTGCTTTGGCTTTATGATATCTAAGCAAATCAGCTGGTAATAATTTACTAACATCACTTTCGCTAATAGGCTGATTAAGTATTAACCTAACTCCTAAGTCAGCAAGGATATTTGCTGATGCATATCTATTTGCTTCTCTTTCTTCTGTGTCTTTTTTATCATAGAATGCAATTCTAGATTCCATTACTTGTTGAATCTTTGCGCCATCAATATTTTCATCATTCGCAAAACTCTTGCCAGTATCTAGTGCCATATTCAACATATCTGTTATAGAAACACCAGCTTGATATGCAAGATCAACTGCATTACTAGAAACATTTTGTTGTAACATTTGATTATAACCAAGCTGAAAAGCCATTGCATCTTTTTTAGACTTAGCATTATCCTCAATAATAGTGAATATTCTAGCTTTTTCATTTTCTATAAATTCATATTCTAAGGGGTCAGCAGTTCCATTTACTATGATATTGGTTTCCATCGCCAACAGTTTTTCAGAATATTTAATGGCTTCAAAAAGAGTTGTTTCTTTTACTTCTTTCAGCTGTAAGGCAGATGCTTTTCTATTTGCCTCACCCCAAATTTTGCCTAAAGCTGGGCTAATTACATCAAATACTTCAGGTGCTACAGTACTTTTAATAGAATCAATATAAGATTTAGATGCTTTTTCTACAACAAGACTGCCACTTTCATCTACCTTACCTTGATTTTCTAATAAAGATTTTTCAGAAACACTTATTGCATGGTTCTGCAAAGCTAAACCATAACTATTTATAGCTTCTTTTTTAAAATATGCCTGGGCTTTTCTTATATTAGACTTATTATAAATATCTGCTGTAAATGAATTAAGGGTCATTTGATCTAATGGCTTGGGTATAATATTACCATTATCATCTGTTATAGTCTGCGACCCAACTCTTCTACCTTGTATTTCTGCATTTAATACAGCTTCCTGAAACTGATTGTCATCAATAAATTTAGTTACATTACTAACTGTATTTGCAACATTTTGTGATGCTTGTGCTAAAGCTAAACCACCAGACGATACGTCCATTTGAACTGGTCTTACACCATATCTTCTAGTTATTGTTCTTTTTATTGCCATTATGCTTTTCCTGTTTTATTTGCATAGTATGCTTTAGATCCACTTGAAGCTGCACTACCAAGACCAGCAATTAAAGCAGCATCACCTTTCTTCTTCGATGCTTTAGCATCTAACATAAATTTTCTTCTGTTTTGTCTACCCATAAATTTAATAGCAGATATATCAGCATTTGCTATTTTTGTTTCTCTTCTACCTATATTCTTAAAACTTCCACTTGTGCCTACTGTTACACCACCAGCTGATTGTGTTGCTGAGATTGCAGCTAATTGTGCATTTAATTGTGCAGTTCTATTGATAGCCTCTTGATCTGCTTGTATTCCAGCAACTTCAGCTTGTTCTTCTGCTTGCTTTGCTTGTAGAGCATAAGCATCTTTTGCCTTCATAGCAGCTGCTATTGATAAAGCTGCACTTATGCCATAACCTACTGCACCCATTATACTTCTACCTCTAGCAATATACCATTAAGTGTTAATGGCAATGGTTCTTCTTGTGTTACTGTTACTCTACCCTCTTTTGACCAACCTAGTAAATACACTTCTTTTCTTTGTGTTAGTGCTGTTGGTTCAATAGAAAAATCATCTGTTACTGATCTAAGTATTATTCTTGTGCCACCAGCTTTAACATTTAAAGTAGAAACAAGATCTAAAACTGCTCTAACTACTCTTCTTTTTT